CGAAAGGAGAAATCCATCCCACCCTTATCCAGAGTGGGGTCTCTCATTTTAATGAGAGCCATAGGATAAATTCCGGATACGTCCGGGGTCAGTTGACCAAGTGGCGAGTCGCCCCTTGGTGGTCCTGACTGATCCTTCGGGATCTAACAGACCAAAGTGACTCAGTTATTTCTAACAATGCAAAATAAATTACAAAAATATTTTGGATTGCTAAGAAACTTACTGAGCTGACTCCAGGTCGGTGGGAACCGACCTGGTTTCGCCCTTAGTCTGCTTGAGCCTCTCATCACTTCTATCTTCCGAGTTTTCAAAACTCGGGGGATAGATGGCGGATTCCGCTTTGTCAAAGCGGTCCGTGGTAACGTTCTGAATTACCTTTCAGGTAATCCTGAGCGTATCCCAGGTGTGAGGCTTAGACCGAGTGGACTGCCTTCCTGTTTAGGAGCTTTAGCTGTGAAAATGGAACGGGGACAAATCCCAGTCTTAGGACTGCGGTTTATCCTTACAGTTCTATTTTCTACTAGAGCTCTGAAAGGAACTCCTGTCCCTGATATTAACTCTATTATCTCGCCCCTGAAGAAGGGTGTTGAGATTCCAGAGTATGATATCTTGGCTCAGGAATTCTGAAAACAGTTAGGATACATCCATTATAGGGTTATCCCTAGGACTCTAAGATTTAGGAGATTTCATCTCTCGACTAAGAGTGGGCCAATGGGCCACGCTCTTAACACCTGGTTAAATGATTACTTCAACTTACCTAAACAGTTAGTTGAGGCTATTATTTTTCTAGGTGGGCCGAGGTTGAAATCTTTCTTAGAGTCAGTAGATGAGTGCAGTAGTATTTACAAAGGTTTCTTCCCTACCAATATTGACAAAATGCGAAGTTTTCGTAAACTATCGTATTTTGCTGATAAGGAAGGGAAAACCAGAGTAATTGCTATCTGCGATTACCTTAGTCAAACAGTCTTGAGAAATCTTCATCTGTACCTTTTCAGGGTACTGAAGAAAATTCCCCAGGACTGTACTTTTGACCAGGGTAAATTCGTTGAGCAGATTCAAGAGTGGAAGGTCTTCTACAGTGTAGACTTATCGTCTGCAACTGATAGATTTCCTATCCAGATCATTGAAACTGTTCTCCGAGGTCATCTACCGCCTGACTATGTCGCCGCTTGGAAGACCATTATGGTAGGCTTCCCATTTGATTATTTAAGCCCAAATCGTGACTTACAATCCGTAAGTTACGCTGTGGGTAATCCGATGGGGGCCTATTCATCTTGGGCTTCCTTTGCGGTGGCGCACCATTTTATAATCTTCACTCTTTGTAAGGAGCTTGGTATCCCTTTTAAGGATGCTAAGTATTTCCTACTTGGAGATGATGTTATAATTGGTGATAGTCGGCTCGGGGACGCCTACCTCGCTCAGATCCGGTCTCTTGGTGTTGATGTGTCGTTTGCGAAAACGCACATATCAACTACTACATTGGAATTCGCCAAAAGGTGATTCCATTGTGGTCAAGAGATAAGTCCCTTTCCTCTGTCTGCGCTTCATAATTGTGGTCGTAAATATTATTTACTGACTACATTATTGGCGGAGCAGGAGAAGAGGGGTTGACGTTTCGAAGGTGGGGTATCCGGCATGTGTGCTAGTTTCTTTGGAATATTTAAGAATATGCCCTCTCGTTTTAGAGAAGGTATACGTCTTAAATCTTTCATCACTGAACATGTAATGAAAATTACATGGGGAGCCCTTTCGGCCAAAGATGGAATAAATTCCATCTGTGGGCAATTAGGACTCACTGGTATGCAACCCGTCGCGGAGCGGACAGCAATGTCCACTCTGATTGACGTTGTTGCAGAACTATTCAGTGACTCCAGTCCCTTAAAACCTGACCGCCCCTCTGGTAAACCTTTGGGTTTACTAGCTGAGCAGTTGGTAATGAGGATTACCGGAGAAGACTCTATACACATGATGACCCTTTTGGAAAATCCTTTGCTTCACGCTTATGGTAATATTGAACAGAGTTATCTTGATTTACTCAAGAAATCTCGTTCATTAGAAACCATCGAGAGAGACCAGTGACCTTTATTATTAAGGTCTATGGCTATCCCGCTGTCAGATCAACTATTTGTTGATCGACATGAAGCGACTGAAGCGTTGGCAGTCTCCAAAGTCGCGAAAGCGTTGGTACTAGAGTTGAAACGGAAGAACGAGTTCATTACGAACTTGAACGCCCATCTCTTCTCTACTATCCAACCCTTTCTGCAGACGCAGCCACCTGTTCCTAAAGCAGGTGACTAAAGGGCCGGCTTACTAAGGGAAGTAATAAACCTCTTAGCAAGACACTGTGA